CAACAGGGAGCCAGAAAGAGAGCCCCCAAAAGTAGATAGGGAAGTTATTTTAGACACAATACAAATACCAGCTGAATACTATATTAACAGAGGGTACACTACTGATATATTAACTAAATTTGATATTGGCCTCTGTGACAAAAAAAATAAGCCAATGTCAGGAAGAGTTGTTGTCCCAATCTATGATGAAGGCTATAATTATATTGGATGCATAGGTAGGTCATGTTACGAGAACATGCAGCCTAAATGGCTGCACAGCAAGGGGTTTAGAAAAAGCTCATATCTGTATGGCCTAAACATGGCAAAAGAAAAAATACTTGAAACAGCTACGGCAGTTTTGGTTGAGGGTCAAGGCGACGTTTGGCGTATGCACGAAGCAGGTGTAGAAAATACAGTTGGTATTTTTGGGGCTAGCCTCAGTGATGATCAACTGGTTTTATTAGAACAAAGCGGTGCCCTTAGCTTAGTTATACTTACAGATTACGATGATGCTGGACATAGAGCAGCAGAGCAAATTATGAAAAAATGCGGAAGACGCTTCAACTACTATAGGCCCAATATATCAGAAAAAGACGTTGGTGATATGTCGGTAGAACAAATTAAAACTGAAATACTAGAAGAACTACAAGGAGTTTTATAATGACAAGAATCTTGGCTTTTGCGGGAAAAAAGCAATCAGGTAAAAATTCGTGCTGTGCCTTTCTACACGGATATCAAATGCGGTCTTATCACATTATTAAGGGTTTTGATCTAGACACTAAGGGAAGGATTGTTGTCGATACCGTTGATACTGACGGCTCTGGGGTAGAAGAAACAGGTAAAGGCGTTTTGGACGTAACTAGAACTGACCCAGAATTTGCACCTTGGGCCGCACACAACATGTGGCCATTTGTAAAACATTATTCGTTTGCTTCTTCTCTTAAGGAGATTGCATGTGGATTATTTGGACTGACAAAGAAACAGTGCTACGGGACAGATGCAGATAAAAATAGCCCCACATGGATTAAGTGGGAAGACATGCCGGGCTACACCGGAAGCGAAACCGGCAGAATGACAGCCAGAGAATTTTTACAGGTCTTTGGTACAGATATTTGTCGGTATATCTACACAGACATTTGGACAGACAGAACCATGAGAAGTATTAGAGAAGAGGGTTCTTTAATGGCTGTAATCTCTGACTGTAGATTCCCAAACGAATCAAAAGCAATACAAAAAGCTGGAGGCAAGGTTATTAAATTAACTCGCGGTATAGATGGCGACAGTCATTCTAGCGAGTCCTCTGTTGATGACATTGAATACGACGCCATTATTGACAACAAGGAGTTATCTTTAATGGAAACGAATGTGAAGGTAATATCTCTACTTGAAGAATGGGGATGGCTCGGTAGCGTTATCGAGGAACCCAGTCCTGCACCCCCTACAGAAGACCCAAATCTTCTAGGTGGCATCCAAAAGATTAAGGAATAATATGTTAGTAACGTATATACGTAGTTCTAGTTATAATAATTTTGAATACTGTCAGATGCAATACTTTATAACCTATGTCTTAGGCCATCAAAGTGTCTCTGGTAAAAAAGCCCAGCTTGGAACAATCGTCCACAAGGTCATGGAGGTGCTAGGTGGGTGTAAAAAGATCTTGCAGGACAAGAGTGAGATGGTATTAAATGATGATGGTCTAGGAAAGATAGAGTTCACTAAAAGAAAACTCAATACAAAAAAGTTTGTGAACGAGATTATCAAGAGAAGTTATGAATACTACACAGAGAACTGTAGTCATCACTACACAAATGCCGACTATAAGTTCTGTGAAGACACAACTTGGGAGGGCCTACTATATGATGACGGAAATTTCGATCCTCGAAATAGAAATATTATCGCATCAGAGCCTCACTTCGATATCGCGATTGAGGAAGACTGGGCAAAATTTTCATATGAAACAGAAGATGGGGAAACTCTAGAGGGTCAGCTAGCTATTAAGGGTACTATCGACCTAGTGACGGAACTTGATGATGGTGTCATTGAGGTCATTGACTGGAAAACAGGAAGAAGGCTAAACTGGGCCACAGGAGAAGAGAAGACATATGAAAAGCTATGCGAAGACCCTCAGTTAATGCTTTATTATTATGCTATTTCTAAAAAGTTTCCTGAATACAAGGATGCCATCATGTCGATATTTTATATACGCGACGGTGGGCCATTTAGTATTTGCTTTGAAGATTCAGACAAAGAGAAGTTCTTGGGTATGCTGAAGGATAGATTTGAGGAAATCAAGAAAACGACTAACCCAAAAATGCTATCTAGAAGACAGGCGCACTGGAAATGTACAAAGCTTTGCGATTTCTGTAAAAACGATTGGCCCGGAACCAATGATAATATATGCAGGCATGTAAGTAACAATTTAGAGCAGTTTGGCATGATGGACACCGTTCAAAATTGCACTAAAGAAGGTTTCAGTATTGGACACTATGAGGCGCCGGGATGATTGAGATAAAAATTACAGAAAAAATGAAGAAGCAGGCTTGGGCTAAATCCCGTGAAATGGGCGTAATACGTAACTCTATAATGAAGGGTGACGGAAATATTGCAGGTTTTTTAGGAGAAGAGGTTGCAAATGTAGTTATTGATGGTACAATAAGTAATACATACGACTACGACGTGGTTTCAAAAAGTGGAATTAAATATGATGTCAAAACCAAAAGATGTACATCTCCGCCAAAACCATATTATGATTGCTCTGTTGCAAACTTTAATACCGAGCAAAAGTGCGATAGGTATGTATTTGTTAGAATAGAAAATAAAAATAAGAGATGGGGAAGAGCGTGGGTTCTTGGGTGGCTTGAGCATGATGAATATTTCAAAAGGGCTCGGAAGCTAACCAAAGGACAGGTTGACCCATCTAACGGGTTCGTTGTTCGGGCAGATTGCCATAACGTTGCTATATCAGAATTGAAAGAATTTACGAATTATGACTTGGGTTCCACTAAATAACAAGACGCACTTTAGCCTACAGAGAGGTTTCTCGAAACCTGATGGGTTAGTGGCTAAGTGTAAAGAGTACGGCTATCCGGCCTGTGCTATTACAGATATTAATACTATATCTGGAGCTGTCAATTTTTACAAAGAGTGTAAAAAGCATGACATTAAACCTATTATGGGGTGCACTGTTGAGTTTGAAAACCACAAGAGCAAGACATATATAGCAAAGAACAAAGACGGCTGGTACGCGCTCATTGATATTGTTTCTAAGAAGAGCACATACTCTGATGATGTAATGAAGAAACTGCTAAAGGTCTCTCTAAACGAAAACCTTATATGTATTGATGACCTAAAACAAAAACCAGCATATTACGTCGAGACTAAAGACGCAGAGCTACACAGAATACTTTTATGCTCGGGTATGAAAACCAGCATGAAAAAAGCTAAAGATAAAATCGTTTCTGATTCGTTTAAACACTTAAAGCCCTTTTTTAAGAGCGACGGTCATTATCTACTGAGTCCAAGCGAAGTTGAAAATATTTACAGCGCAGAGCAAATAAAGCTCAGTCTAGAGATTGCCGACCAGTGTGAGGAGTATGACATTCTTGGCAGCCCAATGCTTCCTGCGTTCGATTGCCCAGAAGGGTACACCGAAGACGAATACTTAAAGCAGCTTTGTAGAGAGGGCTGGAAGAAGCTCTTAGAGGATACTGGCATTGTTAAGAGCGAAGACAAGAAAGAGGAATACCTAAAAAGAATTAAAAACGAGATGAGTGTAATTTTTGATGCTAGTCTTTCTGGGTACTTTCTTATTGTTCAAGATATTGTTAATTATGTTAGGTCTGAGGGGTGGTTGCCGGGCCCGGGAAGAGGGTCGGCTGCCGGATGTTTGATTTCATATCTTATTGGTATTACAGAAATTGACCCTATTAAGTACGACTTAATCTTTGAGAGATTTTACAATGCTGGCCGTAATACCGAGGGTCATGTATCTCTTCCGGATATTGACCTAGATGTTCCTGCCGAAAAGCGAGATGAAGTTATTGGATATATTAAATCTAAATACGGCGAAGATAATGTCTCCCAGATGTTGACATTTAATAAGCTACAGGGTCGAGCAGCCCTTAAGGAAATCATGCGTATTAATAGCGCAGTTTCTTTTGGAGAGATGAACGACGTGACTAAAAACATACCTAACGAGGCTGACGTTTCAGACCTTTTAGAGGAGAGCGGTGAGGGCTCGCTAATTCGGTGGACACTTGCTTATCAACCAGAAGTTCTAGACAGGTGGTGCAAGCTAAACAGTGATAACGATTTGATTGGCCCATTCGCAGCAATTTTTCAGCAAGCAATCGACATTGAGGGTACGATAAAATCTCAAGGGAAACATGCTGCTGGAGTTATTATATCAGCAAATAAACTAAACCAAGTTTGTCCTATGGTTAAAGATAAAAGTAAAAATCTCATTGCCGGTTTTGAAATGGGCGATTTAGAAGATCAAGGACATGTTAAATTTGATATACTAGGTATTGATCTACTTAGTAAAATCATGGAAATTAAGGAGTAAGAATGAGCGGTATTAAGAACGATTATAAGTCAGTCATTTTTTCTGGCTGTGCTATTGAATCTAAAAGCATAAGTTTGTGCGATTTGAGACATTTTCTACCACAATATAGAGGGGATACTATGGGTGCCTATCAAGTGCATTCAGATAACCCTCGTCATAAGTATAGCAAAATCTTTAAAGACATAGATGAAGCTGTTAATAAGTTTGTTGAATTAAAAGGATTACTTAAATGAATTTTAGAGATATAATTGTATTTGACTTTGAAACAGGTTCTAGAAACCCGCTAACAACACAGCCAACGCAGATTGCGGCTATTGCTCTACATGGGCGTAAACTAACAATTCAGCCGGGCGGTATTTTTAATAGCGAGATTAGACCCATCATTGACGACAAGAAAGCTATTGAAGCTGGGGTTGACCCACTAGAGGAGGAAGCACTAGAGATTACTGGCAAGAACAGAAAAGCCCTTGCTAAGGCTCCGCTACCAAAGACAGTATGGAAAAAGTTTGAGGACTTCTGCAATAAGTTCAACTTTAGAGGCTCGTCTTATACTGCACCTATAGCCGCTGGATATAATATTATTGGTTTTGATTTACCTATTGCTCAGAGAATGTGCGAGATGTACGGCACTACCGATACTAGGGGTCGGCAG